GTCTACTTGCTTACCTGCTGTGTAACGAACATCACCACCAATGTTGACAGAGATACGACGGTAACCCTCGGAGTGCATACGACGGATCATAGACGTAGCACGTAGGTGATAAGTGTGATCAGCTAGGTCTACGAGAGCACGATAGCCCTCCAAGACTTTAGCAGAGGGTGCTGCACCCTTGTGGCTTGCCTTCCACATGTCAATGAACTCGTCGTCAGTAAACCAGTTTCTCTTAGAGGCTAGGTCTTTAGACTGTAGACGTTCAATGATGGAACCTACATCGTCAATCTGACGACCAGACATTTTATTGATCTTATCCAACATAGGCTTCTGGATTTGACCAATGCGTACAGCCCCAGACTCCGCACGGTAGGCTAGGTTGGTGGCATTTGCATTGTCTTGTAGGTGGAAGCCGCTAAAGGGAGACCTCTGAAACACCCTACTAAACAGACGATCAGACACTTCCTCTACCTGTAAGAGGTTTGTGTAGTTGTCTGTCTTAACGAACTGATCCATGTCAATGACTTCACTGACTTGAATACCGTAGGCACCCTTACTCTCATCAATAGCTACAACAGTAGCCTCAGGTACGTCCTCTGCATACTTCTCAGCAGCCTCACGTGTGATAGGCTTACCTGTACGGGGGTGTCCCATAGTGGCTGTGATACGGCCTAGCTCTTGGTCTAAGCTAATGTCCATCACCCCACGGTTTAGTGTCTCGTTAAGGGCCGTGACACGAGTAGCGATGTAGTCGTCCAGTTTGGTGCGGTCAAAGATATCACCCAAGGCTGTACGTGCGTACTCGTAGGCCTCCTTGGTAACCTGCATAGCAGTCTGGTTACGTAGTGCAGCCTCACCCAGTGGGCGTACAGGGGCCTTGTCACCCATAGGGTCAGCAATACGTGGCCCCATACCAGCTAGGTTTTCTGCCTCGTCTGAACGAGCAGCAATATTCTCAGCTACTCTGGTAGCAGCCTCAGGGCCATTCAAGGCACCAGCACGTGTGGCAGCAGTAGGTGACTTAGCAATGGCATTGAGTGTCTTGGCGAGCTTGTTAGCCTTAATAGCCCTAGCCCCAGCCTTGGCAGGAGCAGCAGCAAGAGTAGCTACGGGTAGTAGGTCTACAGCACCGAGGAGAGCCTCTGCTACAGCAAAGTCATCATTACCGAACTTCTCAATAGACGACAACAAGTCCTGTACAGCCATTGGGTTGTCAGAGAACAACACACCCTGCTCCAAGAACTCTTCAAGATTGTCATTCAGAAATACGTCATACTCCTGTACAGACATGTTACCTGAGATAGCACGAGCAAACTGTTCGGAGACGTTAGCACGTTTCATCGTGAGGTCTTCGAAGGCACCGATAGGGAACTGACGGATCAGGTAACGGTCTACCCAGTTAATTACTGAGCCTGCTGTAGTCTCTGCTGTACGCTTCTGGATAGCATCAGTAAGTTTCTCAACAGTAATCTGGTACTTCATAGCCGCCAAGTTCTGGGCCTTGGACAGGGCTGGGTTAGCCATAGCATGGAAGGAGTTGTCGAAGTAGTCAGTTACAGTGACAAGGTCAGTACCCTTACCAGCCTGATCCTGTAGGTCTTCTGCGGAGTCCTCTACATCAGCATAGGTCTCTGTCAGGCTACTGAGTTGAGTGGCAAGGGCAGTCTGTACTTCTTCACTAACGAGAGACGGGATGTTATCTAGCTCTTCTGGTAGTTTACCTGTAGCCCCTAGAACAGCAGTATCCCTGCGTTCCGTAGAAGCAGAGTTAGGGTCAACTGTTTCAGGGGTAGGAACAACTTGATCGTCCCCTAGAATCTTAGCTTCGGCGGTATTATCGCCTAGTACTGTAGCCATTAAGAGCTTCCTTGTACGGTGTAGTAGGGGAGGTCACTATCAAAACTCAGGAAAGCCTTTTAGCTGTAGTCCCTGCATACCTAGTCCTGCAAGGGCACTTGCCGACTGTGCATTGGTAAGTGCTGTCTGTTGTTGCACCCCGAAGTCAGAGATAAGCCCCGAACGAGCGGTGGAGGCACCAGCAAAGCCAAGGCCCGAACCAAGCTGAGAATTAAGACTAGACAAGCCACCAGCTACACCAGAGCCTCCTGCACCACCTACAGCCTGTGACCGCACAAGGGCCTGAGCACGCTTGATCTGTGCCTCACGTAGGGCAGAACGACGAGACCGAGCAGCCTGAGCCTGTTGTTGTTGTTTCTGCACCGCAGCCGCCTGCCGACCTGCTCTAGCTGCCTTATTACTTTGCTGGATAGAGGCTGCTGTACCTACTGCGGCTGTAACTGCTGCTACGATAGCCATTGTGTTAATCTCCTATATAGGCTGTATAGAGTCTCTCAGTATTCTCAAACCCAAGTCTCTCTAGAAGTTTATCAAAAGGTCTGTGTACTTTTACATTTACAGAGATAACTGAGACCCCAAGTTCTTTCAAGTTATCCATAGCAAACTTAATTAGCTTGTAACCCGTCATACCTTTTCTGTATTCTGGGTCGATAAAGATAATGTCATTTGCTGCTACAAGGTGGTCTTTGTAGTGTGGGTGCTGTCGAGCTACTACAACAAAGTAACCGATTAACTTAGTGCCTTTTCGGGCAGTAAACAAACCTAAGTTACCTTGCTCATATAGAGTAGTGTAGAACCCCCAGTCTGGATTAAGTTTCATCTTATCTTTGTAGAGAGCTACTTCCTCCCAATGTTTTACGAACAGTTCGTGTACCTGTTCTTTTAGGGTATAGAAGTTTTCTATTTGATAAGTAACTTTGTCAGACATCTAGAACCTTGGGTTGCGGCCTTGGACCATACCCCAGCCGATTAGCTGGAAATCCTTACCTTGTTCACTCTCATAACGTAGACGCATGGAACGTCCAGTACCACGTACCTTAACACGTGAAGTGATAACATCCTCAGGGTAATTATACTCGTTTAAGTTATTCGGGTCAACTACGACAGGGAACTTCTTTCGGTAGAGTTGTTGTGCAGTAGAGAAGGTATCTTTAAAGTCCCAAGCACTTGCAACAGTTAGCCCTGAGGGGCGTACAGCCTCATAACCGATGCTCTCGTTACCCGTAAAGCCAGTCTCAGTCAGTCGGCAGTAGGATACGAGGTAGGGTGCAGACTTCTTTAGTACTGCATCACCTATGAAGTCGTAACCTGTCTCAGCGTATGACACATAGTTAACCTCACCCCAGTCTAGGAAGGATATACTAGAGAAGGAACCCATTGTGAGTTTGTTTGTAGCACCATCACGGATCAGAAGCACAATAGCTGGGTCACCCGTGTTGAACGTAGCTACCTGCTCAGAGACTACATCATCACCATTAGACAGAACTACGTCGTCTACACCGTTGTTGGCTGTAACGTCTAGCTCAAGAGCCTTAGCACCATATCCTGAGTAAAAGTCAAAACCTACAACACAGCTAGTTGTGCCTGTCTGGTCCTCTATACGCCAAGGGTAAAAGGCTTGTAGTGGAATGTCTAGGATTAGGAAGTTGTTCAACTTAGATGCAACAGTCTCATTATCGTCTGGGTAGGCCCAGTAAATACGTTTGTTGATGCTATCGTAGGCTGCTGTAACCTTGAGCTTTGCGTCTTGATCAATCACATCCCAGAAGGTCTGGATGGTGGAGATAGAAAGGTTCTGCTCCTGACCCTGACCGGATACAGGGTCTGTACCTAGGGTATGGATACCGAAACGGGACCACCAAAAGGGAACACCACCCGCAGACACAAAAGTATCAGGCTGTAGCAGGCCTACACGAGACACACGGTTGACTGAGTAGGAGGCTGCTGTGAACACACCATCAACACCAGTGATCTGCCACACCCCGTTATCAGCAAATACAAAGAGGGAGGACTGGAAGGCGTAGAGGCGTTGAATCTTTACCGCATCAGGAATCTTAATAACACCACCATCAGTGTCGAGTAAATCACTCAGGTATTCAGCGGTAGGGTCATTGATCTGGTGGCATCGACCTAGGTCTGTTGTAGTCTCAATGAGACCAGAAAACAGGATAGTACCTGCGTTGGCTGAACTCTCAAGGCCAGCATAGAACACACGACCAGAGAAGGCTTCTACACAACGGAAGCGGTTAACCTCTGTGTCTGTACTCTTGGTAAGACCTGATAAGCCAGAGACAGACCCACGGTTCTTAGAGAAGAAGTCTAGGATGAAGTGGCCATTACCTGTAAGGGTTGTACCACTATAGACTTTATCAAACGCAGCCTCGGAGTAGTTGTCGTTAACGTCCTTACCTGAGTACCATGGGTGGGTCAGGCGTTTGGTCAAGTCAGAGGGTGTACCGTTACCTACACTCCAGCCTGCGTTCTTAGCATCGTACTGACGGTCAGGTGATGGTGTGCCATCATCATTGTAGTACGTTGTAGTGTCACCCTGCCACTCAAAGTCACGTACACGAAAGTCAATCTGTGTCTCAGAGAATGTCTGAGTGTCAGCGTCGTACTCAATAGAAACAGCTTCAATAGCTGGGGAGGATACAACGAGTGTACCCTTGATCGAAGTGAACTGGCACTTAACTGTCTCAGCGCCACTAGAACCTGAGTGCTCAAAAGCAGACAAGTCTACTGTGTCAGCAATAATCTGAGAGGAGTAGGGTAGGTCAGCCTTGTTGTAGAAGTAAAGGGTAGAACCCTTCTGAACTACAAGAAACTCTAGGTCGGCATTACCTGCTACGTTGATCCAGTCACCCGTAGTAACAATCTCAGTGTCTGCAATTGTAAACGAGGAGAGTGTGTTGTTGCTCTCAACTTCTACACCCAACCGACGACGACGAGAACCATCACGACGTAGGTCACAGTTAAGTTCGTCTACGGAGGCACCCTCAGGAAAAGTCATCTCCCCTGCCTCAGTAATCAAACCACGGATAAAGTTGTTAACTGACTTTTGGTTGAGACTTTGAGGCATTTCGAGCTTTCTTACGTTTCTCGTAGTTGTCTCCAAACTCCTTACGTCGAGCCGAGACAGACTGAGGTTTGTTTCTGAGGTACTTCTCTACACCAGCCTGAGCCTTGTAGATACTTGAGTACCTGTCACTAAGTTCTTTAGGGACTGGCCCCTTCTCAAACCTGACAACAAAGAACCTGTAACCACCTAGCTCTTTCTCAATGTGAATGTCGGTGGTTAGTTTGTCGGTCTTACACACGCACCGTTGGTTCTCGGTGTCATGAATAAACTCTACCATTAGGTACGTCCGTAGTTAGGTTTCTTGTTAGCTCTCTTAGTCTTGTACATGTCATTCTGTGTGAAGGACTTAAGGCGACGAGCAGCCTGTTCTACCTTGGGGTCTGGCCCTCCCTTGAACAGAGAGAAACAGGTAGACTTAGACTCAGCAAGAAAGTAGGGCATAAGAGTGTTGTCTAGGTCAGGAGTAAAGCTGTCCGTCTGGCTAAAGGTAGGGTACGAGGAGCCAAGGGCCCGAACCTTAGAGGACTGTAGTGTTGAATCAACAGCAGAGTCATAGCTGTTCATAATCAAGTACTCATCATCAAAGGATGTATAATACGTGGGCGGGCTGTCTGTACCTACAAAGATATCTAAGCTACCGTCGTAAGTCTCAACAAGCAACCCACTCTCATCCATGCGGTCTAGAAATAAGCTAGGGCCTACAAACTCAATGATACGGAAATCTTTGTCACTTACAGTACCTACGTTGTACTCAACACGTTCAATCTTCTTAGTGTTGGTGGGGTACTTGAAGTGAGTAGGTTTGGCTGAGTTACCCATTGCTGTCAGGGTTATGAGCTTATTATGTTCAGGAATCTCACGGGCAGCAATAATGTTGTAGTAGGTATCCTCGACTACAGAAGCAATCTGCTGAGCCTCTACCGTGTCATTGATACTGTTAACTTCCTCGGAGTCCATGTCATTTAGGATGGACTGTACGATCTGTAGGAGTGTAGTCTTCATGATTTGTACACACCCTTGATTGTGAGGTAAGCCGAAGCCAACTCAAGAGTTATACTTGCATCAGCCTTCGTGTAAATTTCAATGTAGTCTGTAGCATTTAGTTCTACCTGACCAGTCAAGTTCATGTTCTGCCAAACAGCGTTACTTGAAGTCTGGATGACATGAGCACCTGCGATAGCTACACCATTCTTGTACAAGGCAAGTTCAATGTTGTGATCTGGTGAAGCTGTGTGTCGTATAGAAGCTGCAAAGTTAATGTTACATATCATTGCTTCAGGCTCATCGTAACGAAGACGAGCATTAGGAGTAGATAAAGCTGTAAAACCACTGTTCTCAGCTAGAGAGAAGGGAGGATTCAATGGTGCAAGGATTGTCGTAAGAACTTGGGTAGTAGGGCTAGTTGCATCAAAGGCTACATAACCACCTACGTAGTGAGCAAGGTGTTCCCAACCACCACTACCTACACCATCTGCAAAGTAAACAGAGCCATTAGAGGCTGCTGCTACACCCTTAGGTTCATGTAGGTATGGGTCAGTTAGAGTAGAATGGTTTACGTTTGCCATAGTAACTTCCTTGAGTGAGTAGGTATACTATAGATATACCATCGGGGACCGATAATGAAATTATACAGCTAATCTCAAATCTGTCAACAACAAAATAGAGGAAGGGGGCCGAAGCCCCCAACCCTTTAGCTTATACGGCAGGGTTCGACACGATTGTGACGATGCCTTCTGGACGGTACTTCTTAACACCGTAACGAGCAGTCGTAACATACTCGTGACGTTGCTTGTCTTTGTTGTACTCGTAGTCAACCTCAGGCATCTGACGCCATGCACCCACGAATGGGTTAGCACCTGCATCAGCCGAGAAGAACAAGTTAGCAACACCATTGTTGGTCGAGAAGTCCTGTGCGGTGGAACCATCACGCTCAAGCAGAGCAGCATCAGCTACAGTGGTCTTGAGGTAGTTGGAGGTGTACACGTCGAAGCCGTAGACGTTGGCAACAAAGCGCATACCAGTGGCGATACCGTCACGGACAACACCCTCCCACATTGGGTTGTTGGACACGTTAACCAAGTTGGTCAGTGTGTTCAATTGGAACTCAATGGATGGGTCAACAATAGCAACCATGTTCGTGTCAGGAACGTGAGCCTTCTTCAGTGCATAACGTGCAAAGGCGAAGTCTTCCAATTCAACACGACCAGCATTACCACCCGAGATGCGGTGAGCAATACCGTCCTGAGCTTCTGCGGAGTTAGCTGTGACACCAACTTCGGGGGAAGCAAAGGTTGTTGCCTCGAAGTGTTCCATAATAGCACGGGACTGCTCAGGAACAAAACGAGCCTCAAGCTGCGCACTGTAGAACGAGTCCTGTGCAGCCTTCTTCGTCAGGTATGTACCCGACTGGAGGTACTTGTCGATGGTGAACTGAAACTCAGCAGTGTCCATAGGGACGTAGGATACTGTTGCATCCTCTGTGTAGTCAGAGACAGTGGTCTCACCAATCGTTGGGATAGTGAAGGTGTCACCATCGGGGAAGCCATCAAGCATACGCACGTAGCGCTGGGCTTGCATTTCGTCCCGAAGGATTTCTTTGAGTTCCGAGGAGTAGACCTCAGAACGAATCAGACGCTGCATGTCTGCGTTGGAGGAAATCATACCAGCCATTTTGCTAGTCCTTTCTTAGATATGAAGAGATTTAAGTATTACCAAACTTGTCGCCCATCTTCATCTTATCTGCGATAAGTTGTTGTTGAAGTTTAGGGCTGTAATACTCATTGGGGTTTTCCCGACGCATCTTCTGGTAGTAACTCCAGTCACGTTGCGTCGAGGCCTGCATGTTGACACCCTCGGTTCGTACAGAACCCTGCACCATAGGGGTAAAGGACTTCTGTGGTTCACCGATAAGAGTGAAGAAGGCGTTAGGGGACTCGGAGGCGATATCACGTAGACGATCCATCGACATACCTAGTTCCTGAGCTTTCTTCTGGACTACACTAGCAGCTTCTGTGCCGTAGCTTTTGTCTAGCTCTTGATCCACTTGACTAAGGTTGTGCTTTACAGCAGCATCCTTGTCTCGTTGGGTCAGTGTCTTCTCAACAAGGCTCTTCAAGTCATCCTCGTTAACAGCCGCAGTGGTGTTCTGTGTGTCAACGTCGCCGTTATTATCTTTATTAGGCTCTCCAGTATTCACTGCGGCGGTGTCAGTGGCCTTGGTTTGGAGTTGTTCGAGAAGTTGGGACTGGTAGTCTTGCTTCTTCATATCCTCTCGCATTTGGGTTAGTTGCTCTTCTAGAGTCGTAATGTACCCGTCTGCTTCGAGTTTACCTTTGGCAAGAGTCTCAGGGTCTTTCCAGTTCTCTCCCTTTGCCTCTACGAGCTTCTGTAGATAAGATTCCTGTGGTGGGGTCACTTGTCCATTCTGCTCTGGTGTCTGCTCGGTCTGTGTGGTTTCAGTACCGTCAGTGAAAACCATATGGTTATTCCTTGTCTAGGTTTATAATTTCAAGCACTTGGTTTAGTGCTCGGTTATAGCCGATACGATCAGCTTGCTTATACGCCCACGAGGGACTATCGTAGTCCGTTGTGAGTGCAGTTTCCTTGAGCATCGGCTCTAGGATTTCTTTGAGACGGTCAAGGCTCTGACGGTTACTCAGTATACTCTGACGTACCGCATCCTTCTCCTCTTTCGTCTTACATTCTTTGAACCAGTATGCTTTCATTGACTACATACCTAACTCTTGTTGTTGAGCTAGACGTTCTTGGTTCTGCATTTCTGCTTCTTGAACTTCCTGCTGTGTCTCTAGTTGCTCCTGCACTGAGATATTCTCAGAGAAGAGTGTAGGCTCACCCAGTTCCTCGGAGAGGATACGAGCAAACTCCTTACCAGACATGTGTGCAGCTACAGTAGGGTCAGACAGCTTGAGTTGGTAGAGTTGTGTCATGTTCTGTACACGACGGGCACGTTCTGCAAAATGACGGGCACCGATAGGTACGATCTTACCTGAGGCTGTAATGTCGTCCTTAGTGACAGAACGGAAGATGTTGGCATTAACCGCATCGTCAAACACACGGATGGTGTCAGCGATGTTCATGTTACGTACAGAAACCTCGTACATAGCATTGAGCAAAGGCTCAAGGAACACACGTTCAAAGTGGGCAGTCTTGTGCTCGAAGATACGTGAGGCTGCGTTCTGTAGTGATTGCACCTCAAAGGCTGTCTTCTCTCCAGCAGTACGGATACCCATAGCCTGACGGGGTGCACCAGCCATTTCTTCCATCTTGTTCTCTAGGTTCTGAATCTGGAAGTCAGCGTTTAGTGCAGTGGTATCAGGGGACAGGTAGCCTACGTCACCCTCCTCACCCAGATAGATACGTTCCGCAGGGGCAAAGTCGAAGTCTTCTACATCACCACGTATCTTGAGGATAGGGTAGGCAATCTGGTCAAACACGTCGGCCTTAAGGTTCTCTAGGTGGTCGATGCGGTACTGCATACCAACCAAGTTATCTAGTGGACCCATGGCGTATAGGTTGTCAGGACGTGGACGCCAGCCAGCATGGAAGATAGCTGCGTGGCCTAGCCAGCTAGGGTTCTCCTCGTTAGCTAGGACGTATGCACGGTCTACAATAGTGATGATACGGTCCTCGTAGAGCTTACCCTCAACCTCGTCAAAGTAGTCACCATAGAAGGTCAGGATTTCTACGTAGTCAGAACCGTAGTACTCCTCAATAGAGGAGAACCCGTCTGCAATAAAACCCTCGGCCTTGTGCTGAGCATCAGAGCCACGGATAGCTGCACGGGCAGAGAGCATCTTGCTAAAAACATCCTTTAGGTAGCCCTTGCTAGGGTCTTCCTGAACCTTCTTACTAATCTCACCCAGTGTCTTGACAGACCGAATGATCTTAGGAGATTTCTCAAATGAGGATGCAGTAGGGTTGAAGGCAATGTCGTAGGGAGAGATACGTACCGCCCGTGGTCCGACGTAGTTGACTACAAGACTGTTATCCTTCTTGGTCTTGTAGCCCTCTTCCCAAGTAACAGTAGCAAAGCAGTTACCATACTGTACGTAATCGTAGAGGAGATCAGAGGCAGTGTTCTCAAAGTCAGAAGCACTAACCTTGTTTTCCATGTAGGCCTGTACAGTCTCACGCTTGAGCTTTACATTGGCATCACGGGAGTTGGCCTCAAACTTAAACCAACGCTTCTGAGGAAACAGAGTGGCGAAGTAGTTAGCATGGAGGTTATCCATGATCTGTGTTAGTTTGGGTGTGGTCGTACTGTTAGACCACGGTAGCATGGCGTTCTTGGTTGTGCGGGTGTCTGTAGCATAGAGGTAGTTGCGAAGTTCTTTCCACTCCTCTACTTTGTTCTGTCGCAGAGTAGTCCACTCCTGCCAACGAGAAGCAATCTGTGTAGCCATGTGGTCTACATCAAGCACATTCTCTAGTTCGATTACTTCACCAGCCATTAACCAGCACCCCTAAATTTGTTGTTAGCCCACACAATGTTGCTAGATTTCTGACGACGAGTAGACCGAGCAGGTTTAACTGCCATATCGACTACAGAAGCTAAGGCGTCGATCACGTCATCATGTGGGGGATTCCGTGAGGAAAGCTCTTCTTCTAGGATTTGAGTGTTACCACCACGGTAGTGCCAGATACTTAGGTTGTCATAACGTGGCTCAAGGACAGACGAGATACGCTCCTGTTTGTTACCCTGCGCCTTGTTAGGCCTGAACTCTTCAATACTGATAGACAGTCCGTGTTGTTTGATTAACTCTTTAAGCTGTTTAACGATAGCCATCTGAGCAACAGTAGTCTCTGCTCTCATCTTACGGAATGACCACTTGTTAGAGAGGTGCATAATGTGTTCAAAGTACTCTGAGATACGGTCAGTCCTAAACCTTTCGATGTCTAGGACGTAGATGTTATTCTCATGGTCAATGCCTACAACCACAATGGCTGTATAGTCAGCCTTCTTACTCAGACTAAAAGCAAAGTCTACAGCAGCAAAGACATTGATACGACGGTCCTTATAGAACCAGTAACCACTGTCTTGTCGTAGGAGCTTCTGTTCAAAGTACTGGAACTTGTCAGAGGACACAGGAACATTGTCTGGGTCACTAGGATCATTGTAGTACTGTGCTCGGAACTGGCCCTTGTCTAGGTACTGCCCACGCTTCTTAGCTAGAACCTTAATGTCAAACCCAAACCACTTACCATCTCTACGTTGACTACGTGGCCAGAGCATCTGCCCTGTACCATCACCCCTGTCTTCTACAGGACGTTCAAATACTTCGTAGATATTCTCTTCACTAACCTTGTTACCCTCTTCATCGTATACATCTTCTACCATCTGTAGGAGGTCGTTATACAAGTCAGCAGGGTGGTAACGAGTACCTACAACCCACTCCTGTGCCTCTGCCCCTTCGATGGACGACAACAGAGAGTACTGAGACTTAACTTTGTTACGGCCCTCTCCAGTGTATGCGTTTTCGTAGACTACGATATCGTCGAGTACAGCAATGTCACAGTGCATACCTGTAAGTGATGTAGTCAAACCACCAGTAAATACTGATGGGTCTCTAATCTTCTCAGCCTTACGGGACGGGTGGTCAAGCATAATCTCTGAGTTAGTCCACCGAGTACGTTTACCATCCTCGGGGTGAACATGCTCAGGCCAGTAACGACTGTAAATCTCGGAGGTAAGAATACTTTTAATAAAACCCAACTGCTTCTCAGCTAGGTTAGCTGTAGCAGATATGTATAGTATACGAAGTGTTGGGTTCTTTGTCAACTCCCAAGCAACACGATAGGCAATCAAACGTGACTTACCGTGGTCCCGTGGGAAGAGGAGCAACTGGTGGCTCTTATGGTCAGGCCTAGTCCACCAATTACAGACATCCTCATGGCACTGACCTAAGACTTGCTCAGGGGCAATCAACTTGATAAAAGTTACCAAGTCAGTCTCTGCTGCTTGCCGTATTTGGTCTATGGTTGACATTAGGGCTTAACAGACCCTACCACATCATGTGGAAAACCAACCTGCTGTGGTACATCCAAGAGAGCCTGACGGTATGCAGCCCAGCGAAGGGCATTACCTGCAATAGCATCTACATTCAGCAGGAGTAGGTCCATCTTAGAAGCCCTTCACATCTTCCGGTGTTGCATCCACTACAGCCTGAGCCGCAGCACGTTCCTCTGTGTCAGCCACTATGAGGGGGTTAGGGACGGTTTCTAGTGTAGGCTCTACGTCAGGGTCATCTGAGTAGACTAGCTGCTCTACGGTGGCTTCCAGTGGCTCTACGGCAGTCTGCACAAGCACACTCTCCATGACCTCATTGCCTTCCTCGTCGTACTCACCAGTTGGCTGGTCTTCCCATACTTCAGGACGACCATCAGCCAAGACATAACGGGCCAGCCGTGCAGTGGCTTTGCGGTATTCAAGAAGCTGCCAGTTGAATGTGTTGTTGGCAATGTTCACATCGTGGTCAGCAGAGAAAGAGGTCATGAAGGCATCGAAGGCACCGTCAGCTAGGCGGATAGACTTCTCACGG